ATAAAGATAACGATGCATTACCTGAAACCATAATAAAGGAAATAGAGAAAGCAAGAGATAAGGCAAAGACATCTACCTACTGGTCTAATTGGTGGAGGGTTTACGGTTTAGGGGAAACTGGTTCTTTAGAAGGTGTGTGTATTCCTGATTGGAAAGAAATAGACACAGTACCAAGCGAAGCAAGGCTATTAGCATATGGTATGGACTTTGGATATACAGACCCTACCACAATCATAGGATTATACAAATGGAACGAATCCTACATAGCTGATGAAGTATTCTATAAGTCTAATACGGTTCTAAGGGATGTTAGCTTGTTTCTAAGGCACAATAATATAAAAGACAACATAATAGCTGACCAAGCTGAACCGAAGTCCATAGAAACGCTTAGAAGGGATGGGCATAATATCTACCCTTGTACAAAAGGAAGGGATAGTGTAAACTTTGGAATCAACCTAATAAACCAAAACGAAATATACGTTACGAGCAGAAGCAGGAATCTAAAACGAGAACTACAAGGATATGTATGGGCAAAAGACAAAGATGGTAACACGCTGCCAAAACCAACAGGAGAACATCCTGACTGCATAGATGCATTTAGATATGTATTAACAGATACATTAGAAAACTCACACAGGGGGCAATATTATGTATATTAAAAAAAAAGTTATATATTAGCATTATAAAACAAAAAACAATGAAAGATTACATTATTATTAAAAAAGAAATTTGTGATAAACAAAACAGGAAGCACTTTAAAAAAGCAATAAAAGATATTACAATACTTGCACTTGCATCCTACGCAGCTATATTTGCATTTGTTAAAATAGCATTTTGGATATGGAACTAAATCAGGACTTCTTTAGAACTTGGTTGCATAGGCAATGGTGTTGGGACAATGGATTCTTTGTTGTGCTAAAACCAATAACAAGAGGTGGCTATAAATCCAAAGTAAGAATCAACTTAGACATACAAAAGAACATACAACAGGGTAAAGAAGAATACACACAGAACTCAATACAGTTAGAAGATAAGATAAGCGAATTATACGAATATATGTTTAGAACATTTAGATAAGTTTTCATTTGGTTTAGTTGATTGGATTAGGGGGCAGAGATGCCCTCTTTTCTTTTATACATATTTGTCGTATTTTTATTGTATTAATATACGATTATGAAAGTAGATATATACATACCTGAAAAGCTATCTGATATTACCTTAGAGCAGTATCAGAAGTTTGCAAAGCTGAACACAGAAGAAAACCAAAATAGTAACTTCTTACTACACAAAATGGTTGAGATATTTTGCAGACTGGATTTAAAAGACATAGCAAGAATCAAATACCAATACGTCAATAGTATAGTATCTGACTTAAACAATATCTTCAATGCAAAGACAGAACTAATACAAACCTTTAAACTAAAAGGGATAGGGTATGGGTTCATTCCAAAGTTAGATGACATTACATTAGGGGAGTACATAGACCTTGATAACAACATCTCGGATTGGGAAACAATGCATAAGGCTATGGCGGTACTTTACAGACCAATTACATTACAAAAGGGTGATAGATACCAAATAGAAGAATACACCGCAAAGGAGGACACCGAGAAGTTTAAGGATATGCCATTAGATGTAGTTATGGGTAGCCTTGTTTTTTTTTGGAGTTTAAGCAGCGAGTTGTTACAAACTACCCTGAAATATTTAGCGAAGGAGATGGAGGGGAATCTGACTATTCAGCAACGTCAAGCTTTGGAAGAAAGTGGGGTTGGTATCAGTCAGTCTATGGGTTGGCTAAGGGCGATGTTACCAAGTTTGACAATATCACAAAACTAAATATGCACAAGTCATTTATGTATTTGGCTTTTGAAAAGGAAAAGATAGAATTAGAAAAGAGTTTAATTAAGAAACGATGAAAGGATTTTACCAAGTAACAGACAAACTAAAAACGCTTTTAAATGCAGAGCCATTTGTAAACACAGTTACCTATGGAAGTATTGACGATGTAGATTTAGACAAGCAGAGTATATTTCCTTTATCGCATATTATAGTAAACAACGCAGTAGTAGGAACTAAAACCACAACCTTTAGTATTTCGGTTCTTGCAATGGACATAGTAGATATATCCAACGATGAGGTTACGGATACCTTTGTAGGAAACGACAATGAACAAGACGTACTAAACACACAACTTGCATTACTTACAAGGGTAATAAACGAACTACAAAGAGGGGATAGCTATACAGACAAATACCAAGTGCAGGAAGATGTTACTTGTGAGCCATTTGTAGATAGGTTTGAGAATAAGTTAGCAGGGTGGACTGCAACCTTTAGCGTTATGGCGGTAAATGATATGACAGTCTGCTAATGACCTTTGCACAAACAAAACAAGCCTTAGAGGCATTTGCTAAAAGTATTATAAAACAGTCAAAGGGAAACCTTAGAAGGCATCGCAATAATAAATTTATCACAGGTTCTACAAGTGGCGAGTTAGAGGGTAGCTTAGGATATGAATTAGACGTAACATCAAGCGATTTTAAGGTGCAGTTTTATATGGCAGACTATGGTGCTTTTCAAGACTTAGGTGTAAAGGGTAGTAAATCAACTTATGCTAAAAGTAAGAACAGTCCTTTTAAATATTCAGGTAGGTTTAAAAGTATCCCACCACAATCCTTAGATAAGTGGATGGTTAAGAAATCCATAAAAGGAATAAGAGATGAACAGGGAAGGTTTATTGGCAGAAAAAGTTTGAGATATTTGTTAGCCAAAAGTATATACGAAAAAGGTTTAAGAGCAAGTTTCTTTTTTACTAAACCGTTTGAAACAAATGTCCTTAAACTACCTGATGAACTAATAGAGAAGTTTGCATTAGATATTGAAGATTTTATAGCATTAAAAAATGATTAAAGCAAGAAGTCCTTTCTTTATAGAACACCAAGAACCTGCCGCACCTGCGGTATTGCCAAGATTTACTTGTGAAGATACAGTAATATCAGGGTTGTCAATAGCAGCAAACGGTACTATTACAAACCCAACAGTTACAGTAGGCACATTCCATAGTGTAGAGCCAAGTAGCTTTGGAACGGTTAGCGTTGATACTGTAAGAAACGTACAAGTATTAGTAACATACAACGCAACAACACATAGACCACCATCAGACACAAGTAATGAAATATATTGCATAGTACAAGCAACACAACCTGCAACGGTGGTAGCTGCTTATCAAAAAAACTATAGAGTAACAAATAACAGTACAACAGAAACCGCACTAATAAGCTATATTGCTTTTGATGGCAATCAAGAGATTACACATTATTTAGCACCAAGTAGTACGGTAGATATATGCGTAGCAGCAGTTGATTCAACAACCTTTGGTTTTCCTACGGTAGTGGGGTCAGATGTTACATATTTTGATTTAGTGCAAGGATGCACAACAGATACATTAAGCTAATATGAGAATAAATACAAGAAGTCCGTTTTTTATACAATTTAATAGTAATTAATTATGCCAGTATTAGACAGAGCAGAATTAGAACTTTACATCTATGATGGCACATCAGGTAGTTATACTGATAGCGATTTAAGATATGAATTATCTAAGACAAGAATTTCATCACAGGACAACATCATATTTGAAATAAGCGAACTTGTAAGAGATTACATAGACCTTACTTTCAATGACGATTACCTAAGCAAGACCAAATGGGTATCTGCCATTACAAGGTTATATGATGCAGATGGAGAAGAATTTGCAAGTGGTAGTCCTGTAACAAATCATTACTTGGCTATGGATGGCTATGGTTATTTTGAGGATGGTATAAACCCACAACTATCTGACAACCTACTAATGAGTAACACAACTATATACCTGCCTGAAAACACCGCAGGGAGGTTACCAATACTTGCAGAGGGAGTTGGTAAGGTTACAATAGATAGCGTAGATACTCAAATAACAGACAACGGAAACTCAAATCAAAAGATACAATACATTACCATACCTGCGGATAGTAGCACAATACAAGTTTACGATACAGACGATACAACATTACTTAAAACGGTTACAGTAAACAACGTATGCGAACCTAAGTTTACACCCTATAAAGTTACATTCGCTAATAAGTATGGTGCATATCAAGATATGTATTTCTTTAAAAAGTCCGTTGAAAGTATGACCGTAACGGATGAACTATATAAGGCAAACATCATAGACGTAGCTAACGTAACATACGCAACCTACAAAGGGCAACAAGAAAGGTATAATGTAAGTGCTACCAAAAGCGTTAGTTTAAATTCAGGATTTGTAAATGAGGACTTTAATCTTGCCATAGAAGAACTACTACTAAGTGAAAACGTTTGGATAAGATGGGAAGGTAGAACATTACCAGTAGTAGTAAGAACTAAAGACCACACCTACAAGACATCACTAAACGACAAACTAATAAACCACACGTTAGATTTTGAATTTGCATTTAGCAAGATAAACAACATCAAATAATGCTAAACCTACAACTTTACATAGAGGGTACGGAGGTAGAATTGTTTAAGGATGAAAGCGTCAGCTTAACCCAAACACTACAAAACGTAAAAGACATAAGTAAGATATTTACAGACTTTACTAAAACCTTTAACGTACCTGCAAGTAAAGAAAACAATAAGCTATTTAAACACTTTTACAATTTCGATGTTACAGGATATGTATCAGGTACAAAAAAGACTTCTGAATTATATCTAAACCATCAGTTTTTTAAGAAGGGTAAAATAAGATTAGAAGGGGTAAGCCTAAAACAAGGTAAGGCACACACCTATAGATTGACATTCATAGGGGACACGGTAAACCTTAAAGACCTATTAGGGGAAAGTAAGCTATCTGCATTGGATAATATCTATGGTATGGAGTTTACTTACAACTCTGATAATGTAGTTACTTATATGCAAGACGGTTTAGATGTTACCGTAAATGGTGTTTCATATCCTGATGCTTTGATAGTCCCATTAATTACCCATTCACAAAGGTTGTACTATGATTCAAGCCTTCCTGTTGCACAGAGTGGCAATTTAGCATACGATGCAGGAACTATACAAGGTGTAAAGTACGAGCAATTAAAACCTGCTATTAGAATCTATGCTTTAATAAAGGCAATAGAGGATAAGTACGGTATGAAGTTTAGTGGGGACTTTTTTAACAAGAACAATCCTACGTTTTACAATCTTTATTTGTGGTTACATAGAAAAGAGGGTGGCATATTAGACGAAGATAAAATAAGGGCAAAGACAACGCTATGTTGTGTAACTGGTTCAAGCGATGATAGAAGCACTTGGGATGGTAGGTTTACATCAGAAAGTTTTTTCTTTAGACAACCAAGCAACCCTGACAATGTTAAATTAAGATACCACATTAAGGTAATTACACAAGCACAAAATTACAACGTAATAATAGAGAAAGATGGTGAGGAATACGAAAGGCTTGATAATGTTAGTGGAGAACAGATATTAGGTAGCGGTAGTAAAGATGCCGCTTATCCATCAGGTACATATAGAATATATTTTGAAAGTGAATCAGCCGCAGAATTTCAGTTAGAAATAACTTTAAACGAATGGGTTAAGAAGTTGTTTGGTTCTAATAATAAAACAATAGGATTACAAGGTAGAGCAAAGATAGAAACCGTTTCTGATTTTAATGCGGCTTTGCAATTACCTGACATCAAGATATTGGAATTTATTACAGGCTTGTTTAAGATGTTTAACCTAACTGCGTTTCAAGACAGGAATGGTATTATACAAGTAAAACCATTAGATGATTTCTATGCGCAAAGCAAAAATAGTTTTGACATTACAAAGTTTTTAGATACAAACGCTTCAACGGTAGATGCACTTATGCCTTACCGAAGAATAAGCTTTGGATATGAAGGAACAGAGAGTTTTTTTAGCGAAAGTCATAAGGAATTATTTAACGTTGAATGGGGTACTGAAAACTATGAGGATGTATATAATACGGAAGGCGAAACGTTTGAATTAAAACTACCATTTGAACATCATAAGTTTGAAAGGCTAAGGGATAATGATGGTACACCAACAAACGCACAATGGGGTTGGTCAGTAGATATAAAACAGGAAACGTATTTAGGCGAACCATTAATATTTTACGCAAAGAAAATAACAAGCGGAACACAAATAGGCGTAGTAAAGACATCGTCTAATAGAGTTGGTATAACGGATTACTACATACCTTCCAATAGTGTAGATATTACAAACAGTCAAAATATAAACTTCAAGGCAGAGTTTAACGAATATGCAGGTACTGTATTTGAAAGCACACTATTTGAAACTTACTATAGTAATTACATAGGAGATACATTTGACCAAAAGCGTAGGCTAAGTAAATTCAAAGCATACCTACCACTTAGGATATTACTAAACCTTTCTTTAGCAGATAGGATAATAATATTTGACAAGATTTATAAGATAAACGAAATAACTACAAACCTTGCAACTGGTCTAAGTGATTTAGAACTTATAAACGAAGTGAGCGACTTTGTAATAGAAAACCAAGACAAGTATTTCGCTGACACAGTAGATAAAAGGTTTTTAACCGTAGATAGTACAAACGTAACAGTAGATTGGGAGGGTACAGTATGATAGAAAATATATTAAACTTATTAGAAATAGCTAAACAAAACAAAACGACAGGACAATATACTGCCATAGCATTAGGCAAAAATAAATATCCTGAAAGTGTAAGAGAAGCATACAACATATTTAAGACAGAGTTATGGCATACAAAAAGGTAGGTGTTGAATTTGAATTAAAGTATAAGGAGGCTGCAAAGAACGCAACTGAATTAGGCAAAATTGTAAATCAACAAGACAAGGAGATAAACAACTTACAGGGTAGTCTTGATGACTTAAAGAAAAGTACAGACAAGTCATCTAAAGGTTTTAAAAGTTTTGGTGTTGCAATAAAAAACATAGGCAAAACAACAGGGATAGTGTATTTAGTTGTTAAGGCTTTCGATGTGCTAAAGGAAACATTTGGGCAGAACCAACAAATAGTAAATATATTTAATACAGGGATGGAGGCTTTAAGTTTAGCCTTTAATGATTTGTTTACGTTCTTGAACAATAATGTAGGAACTGTTGTAGGATATTTTAAAAGTATTTTTAACGACCCAGTCCAGTCCTTATATGATTTTGGAAATGCTATTTATGAGAATATTACGGAAAGGTTTAACAGTCTATTAGATACGTTAGGATTTTTAGCAAGTGCATTTGAGAAAGTATTTGCAGGAGATTTTGCAGGGGCATTAGATG